ACAATTCAACCAAAAAGATGTTGCAAGTGGAGAAGAAAACATGGAAGAGGGACAAGACTGGGGATATTGCTTAGGAAATTATGGAGATGCTGGAGGAAACTATCAGAACAATAGGACGTGGAAGCGTTTTTATGCTAATGATTCTGATATTGTTCTTGGATTTAAGTCCGAGCCAAAAGGTCACCAAGGGCAATCTTCTGGAGCATGTGTGAGTGGTGCATTTGCAGTAACTGGTAGGAGGTATCAGTAATGTCATCAAAAACTGGAAGTAGTAATAATATGTTTTTCAATAGACCAGATTTTGTTCTATATGAAGAATTTAAATATCTTAAGTTAGAAGTAGAAAATCTAAAAAAAGAAATAGAAGAACTTAAGAATAAAGATGGAAACAAGTAATTTTATAGAAGAAAAATCATTTGATGTTGCTTGGAAGGAAAGAATCCCTCAAGATTTAATTCAAGAGGAAGATTTTTTACGTCCAAAATATGAACCACAGCATCCTTTAGAATTAGAGACAAGAAAATTTATTAAGGATAAAGAGAAGATCAAAGAAGGGTTTATCTACATGATGATCCATGAAGATGCTTTGAGGTTGGCTGACATTAAAGCCGACGAAACTACTTACTTTGTTTTATATAATTTTTGTAATGTCTCTACAATCAAGATGAATAAAATTGTTTTTGAAACAATCAAATCATCTTTTAGGAGATATGTCGAGATTCCAGAAAAAGAATTTACTCATGGAGTAAGATTTCAGGGGGAAACTAGAGCTCATTACAAAGAATATGAGCAAGTAATGACTGATACTGGAGAGCTCAAATTCGAAAAAGTAAAGAAAATTACACCGAAAGAAAATATTCAACTTGCAATTTCTTTCATGAAAAAGCAAGCAATCTTAGTTATTGAGCATGAATTTGATTTACGATTTAAAAATTTTAAAAATTGCTGCGATGTTGAAACTGAATCTTGGATTTATCAGTTAGAAGAAGCAAGAAAATATAAAGAAAATGAAGAAGCAAAGACTCCATTTTTAGATATTCTTTGCATGACTAGAGGAATGGCAAAGGAAGTTTTAGTAAAAAGAGTGCTTGATCATCATGATAAATATCTTATAGATTATGCCTCTTTGTTGGGCAAATATCATGCGATTCGTTCTCAGTTTAAAAACTGTGATAATATGTGGGATATGAACATCTTGTATGAAGATTACTTGAATGTAGGTATGCCAATAAAGCAGGCAGAAATGCTGGGAAGAATCGATTCTAATGGAAAGCGAATCGATGGAGAACTAGCTTATGGAACTTTCGGATTCTGAAAAATCTTGGATTGAATTATCTTACAAATTAGAGGGTGGGCAAACAAGATACCAAAATCAAAATTTTGTTTGTGGATCCCAAATAACTCCATTCAAAAGAGTTCAACAAGCTTTTCTTGAACTCCAGATGAGAGATAATAGTAGGGTAGAGCTTGAATATCGTCTGAAGAAAAATACTGTTCAGATTAAACAATTAGAAAGAGCTTTAAAATTAGAGCAAGACGATCTTGAGAAAGAAATGATTGCGATCGAACTTGAAAAAGCTCACTATGATAAATCTATCTGGGAACAGAAATATAGACTTATCAAGAAAGAAGTTGAGCACTTCGTAGAAGAATTAGAGAAAGATATCGATCCCAATCTTGGTAAAGAATACTATTTGAAAAATAATGAAGAAGAGGATCGTAAATATTGGATCAGTAGAATGGCAAAACAAGCTGCCGTTGATATCATTTCCTTTGGGAATATTGGAAGTGGAAACATGGATTCAATTATGAACATGCAACCAGAAGATCAAATTCAAGTTTTATCTGGAGCCGTTCATCATTCATCTCTCCTTCGTGCTGGTATTGGAAATATGCAAAAACAAATGGAACCAGCTATGCAATCTATATTGAATGGAAAACTTGAAGACTTTAGACCTCCACAAATTAATGGGTCTGAATTGACTGACCAAAAACCAACATTACCTGAAGTGAAGTATGACATCCCAAAAGAAAAAATTCGTCTTCAGTCTTCCAATAAATCCGAAGATTGATTCTAAATTTGCAGAGACAGTATTTGTTCCTTGGTTAAAAAAATATAAAGATTATATTGTAGATCTTTATTTTACATCAAGAATGCCCCCATTTGTTAATGATGCTATGGGAGATGTTTTTGCTGGAGATATTGTGCAACTTTTTTATAATGCAAAATCTATTGCAGATGCAGCAGGAATTCCATTATCCGCAACATTCAATAATATCTATGTTAGACCAGACCAAGAAAATTTAGATCTATTTGTACACAACTTCAAACAGTTATATGATAATGGAGTTAGAATAGCAACTATTCCACATACCAGTTGGGTTGCTTCTGGCATTATACAAAAAGAATTTCCAGAACTTAAAATTAAAAATACAATCCTGAGAAATGTAACTAAAGCAAATGAGATTGTATCACTAGCTAATGCTGGGTTTCATTATATTAATCTCGATAGGGATTTAATGAGAGATAGAGATTCCTTACTTAAGATTAAAAAATCTAAGGAATACTGTGCATCTATTGGTAAACCAGTAGAACTTTCTCTTTTGGCAAATGAGGGTTGCTGGGGAGGATGTTCCATGATGGATGAACACTACCATTTTAATAACACTAGAACTGAAAATATTCCTCAATATTTCATGGATCCAATTAGTACAAATTCATGTGCTCTTTGGGATATTCAAGATAATTCACATGCATTAAAATCTGCAAATCTCCCACCATGGAGAGAGGACTGGAATGAATTTTTAGATTTAGGTATTGATGTATTTAAAATGCATGGTAGAGAAAACACCATGAAGTTAAAAGAATCTATGGATATTGTTGAAAGGTGGGCAAAAGAAGATGATTTACTTTTTCCAACCTTTAATAATTACATGGAAGATTTATCCATGGAGAAAAAACCAATTGATATTTGGAGAGAAAAAATTAAAACTTGCCAGTTTAATTGCTGGGATTGTAATTACTGTGAAGCTGTTGTTGAATCTCATCTCAAACGAGATGAAAGACCAACTGAAGTTGATGAATTTACAAAGAGAACATTAAAAGCAATTAATGATGGATTGACAAGATCTTCAAACTATAACCCAGAAAACTATATTGTACGTGGATTGACCTCTGATAGAGTTAGACATTTTTTAAATAGTTTATGTTCGCATAAAGATTCAGTATACTTAGAGATTGGAACTTTTATTGGAAGTACATTCTTTGCTGCAGGAATGAATAATGCTACAAAATGTTTTGGAGTTGACGATTTTTCTGAACCAGAATGTAAACCCATGATGCCCCATGTTTCATGGGCAGAAATATCAAATCCATATGATATGCTTGTTCAGCACTGGGAAAAATATGAAAATGGTAATTCCGTTTTCATAAAAGCTAGTGCTCAAGAACTAACTAAAGATGACTTTGATGGATATAAACCAAATGTAGTTTTCTATGATGCAAATCATGATATGATTGAGCAGATGAATAACCTCAATCATATTTTACCATTTTTAGATGATAAATTTATTTTGGTTGTGGATGATGCTAATTTTGATGGTGTTGTTGAAGGAACTGTACAATTCGTAAAGGAAAATAATTTAACTTGTTATTTTGAAAGAAAACTTCTAAGTGGTATAATAGAAAATCCTACCCACTGGTGGAATGGAATTCATGTTTTGGTCTTAGAGAAAACTAAAGTAGTTGATGAGTATTTTGGAAATGAAAGTAATTAATCCAGATATATTAGAAGTACATCATCCTAGAGATTGGGATGTTGAGCAAACACATATTGGTAAGAGTAAAAATCGTATAATCAAAATAAAAAATTTTTTCAAGAATCCAGATTCAGTTAGAGCATATGCATTATCATGTGATTATGTTTCTACGCTAAATGGTGAATATACAAACTTACCTGGATATGTCCATAGAATTGGACATACCTCAAAACAATTTAATGAGCCATTCAAATTTGCTTGTCATACTTACTTTGAAGCTGGTAGATCTGTAATGAGTATTCCAGCTATGTCGGATTTTACTTTTCAAATGTATGAAGTAAATGAAAAATGTAGAATGTGTAGCCTATCACCCCACACGGATGATACTCACTATGCTGCTGTATTGTGCTTGAATAAGTCAGAAGAATTAGTTGGTACAGATTCTGGAACCGCTTTCTTTAGGAATACTGAATTGTGTGAAGAATTTGTTTCTTCTGATAAAAATTACAGATCATCTAGAGCACTAAATCATATTAATGCTTTTGTTAATTTTGATCCATCAAAATATAAATCAAAAGAATGGGAAAGATATCATGTTGAACTTCATGAATATAATTCCGTATTGTTGTATGAGGGAAGACTTTGGCATTCTCCATATTTTAAACAAGGAGAGTGGAGTACTAACCGTCTAACATTTAATGCATTTTTACAATAAATAAATCAGTTATCATTATTAACCATGACTACAGAAGATATGGTGAAGGATTTCACCGAGCAACTGAAAGAGCAAAAAGCAACTATTGTTGAACTTGAAACAGCTTTGACAGCGAGAAAGAATCAGGTTCTCAGATTAGAAGGAGCAATAGAAGCTTTGAATATGACTTTAAAGAATCAAGAGAATGAGATCACCGAATCCGCCGAGTGATGCTAGACAACTAGAGCACATCAACTCTTCCAGAAATCCAATAAAATTTGATGGAGATTTAGAAACTCTTCCATACAGATCTGGTGATCTATACGAAGGAAGAGAGATTCTTTCCATATCAACAGCTCAAACTGTTTATGGTTGGAACTATAGTTTGGTTGTGAGAGGTGATAGAACTCATGTGACTACAAGATTTACTTTTGATAGTCAGCATGATTTGAAATACACCAAACCTCTGGAAAAAATGACACCGAAGAATCTACGAGAACTTAATGTTCCAAATCTAGATACTTAACCAAAAGTCCTCTGTATAAATACAACAGAGGACTTTTTTGTGCTTACCGAATGAAGAGGGTAGTAGTCAAGGTAACCAATAATTCTGATCTAGAAGCGGCAAAGGACTCTATCCTAGATCAATTTGGATACTTAGTTTTTGTAGAGAAATTTAGAAGCTTTAGTATCGTTACCTTTGATGTACCAGAGGAAAACGAAGAAACTGCCTTGTATGATATTCGCTCATTAGGGCATCAGGCAACATGGGATATGGAAGTTACTTGTGATCCAGCAGATTCAGTTGAATCGAATGTTGTTGCCCATGAAGATGAAACTTTAAATGAAGCAGCAGCGGATGCAACTTACGGAACAAGAAATATTACAACTTCTGGCACTGGTACAATATATGTAAGAGTTGCTAATATTGGTGGAAGTAATTTTTATACATTCTCTCAAACATCTGGTGGAATATACATAAGATACTTAAACCTCAGTGGATTCCTACAGGGTGGCACATATACATTTGATACTGCACACTCATCAAATGCTGGACACCCATTTAGATTTTCCGAAACTCCAGATGGAACTCATGGTGGTGGAACCCAATTAACATCTGGAGTATCTGTATCTGGAACTTCTGGTACTGTTGGTTCATACACTAGAATAGTTGTTGGAGCGACGACTCCATCCATTTTATTCTACTATTGTACTGTTCATTCTGGCATGGGCAGATATCAAGCAGCACCAAATTTATATGGAACAATTAATATTCATGATTACTGGCACCTGGATAGAATTACAAAGTCAGATCGTTCATATCTCAATAGAGAATTTAGTGCAACTGAAACTGGGGATGGTGTAGACATCTATGTTATTGATTCTGGTGTTCGTGGAGCAAGCAGACCAACAGGAACAAACGCAGCACTACACCCAGAACTTTATGATCCAGATTTTGCAACTAACTTAAACGGTACAGCAGAACAACAAAACTATAGAGTATATCAACTCTCACACTATGCTGGAGCATACGGTACTAATAACGAAGATGATAATGGTCACGGAACTTTCTGTGCAATCATGTCATCTGGTAGAACAGCAGGTGTTTCTAGAAAGGCAAGGATATATTCACTGAAGGCATTTAATAGCGGATTGTCTTCTTCATACTCTCAAATCTTATCGGCATATCAGGCAGTAATTGATCACAACGATCCTTTAGATGCAAACTACAAAGGAAACAATCGTCCAGCTATTATCAACGCATCATTTGGTCCAACAATTCCTAGTGGATCATATCCTTATATTGAACTCAACGATGCTGGAACTGATGCTGGAGTTGAGGTAGAATTGCTTGATGAAATTGAAAAGACTGTAACTGATACTTACAATATTATTTTAGCTAGATCTGCTGGTAATGGATTTGTAGATACCTCTGGCAATTTTGCTGGTCCAATCCAAGGAAAGTATATTGCAGGTACTAGAACTGCTGGATATAGTGATCCAGTATTTAATTCAGTTGATGCAAATCAAAATAAAATTTCTGTTGGTGCAACAGAATATAATGACCGTTGGGCATATTTTTCAAACTATGGTGGTGGTGTAACCACTACTGCTCCAGGTATAAGATTGGTTTCTCCAAAGTATGATTGGACTAGTAACACAGTCTATACCTCAACATCTAACTATGATATCATCAGCGGAACTTCTTTCTCCTGCCCAATCGTCACTGGTATTTTAGCTTCTTGGGTCGCTGCAAATTCGTACACAAGAACAACACCATACTTACCACAGTTATCAAAATCTTTTGTTAGGGGAAGTGGTGCTGATTTCTTAGGAAATGGATGTGGGACAGATCAATATCCAATCAATAGTATTGAAGAAAAAGTTTTACCAACAAATCCATTTACTGTAAGTAATGGATCAAGTAATTTAATTATCTCTTTCAATCCAGCAGATTCTGCATACTTTATTGGAAACGTCGGTAAGAAAGTACAGTTAAGAGCTATATCAGGAACAACAGTTGGTGGAGTTAATATTCAACAGCAAGGTACACAGTGGTTGACAATCTCTGCACAAAATGCAGGGAACTATACAATTACTGTTACTATGGCATCTTCTGGATTATCAACACAGGCAAATGCTGGAGGATCTGGTCATTATCTTGCTATTGTAACTGGAACTCATGAAGCATCTGATGGACCAGAATTTAGTGGAACTCAACTGTATACCCAAACCGATGCCCAGGAGACTGGAGGTACAAGCACTGCTATTAAAAATATTCCAGTAGATCCAGGTGTAGATTTTAATCTCTCAAGCTTAGGTACAACTAATAGAGGATCCGTTTATCCATATGTTGATATCATAGTAACTTGGGCGGCAGCATCTGGTTCTCTCACTGGAACTCCTTTTGCGAATGGAGCATCAATCAATCTCAATCTTGGACTTAGTTCACTTACAACTTGGGCTTCAGAACCAATTACAATTCAAGGTTACACTTTAAGTGGCACTAGTATTTCTGGAACTGGTCTTACCTTTAATGGAACCACTGGTGTTCTTTCTGGTACAGTAACTGCATCATATCAAAATCTTACATATAATATTACAGTTACTGAAACTACAACTGGTCAGTCTAGAAATTATAACTTCACAATTACTGGCACTGGGGTAGCAATTACTGTCACAACTCAACCATCAAATACTTCAGTAGAAGCGGGAGCTGGTATTAACGCAACATTTACTGCTGCTGGTACTGCAGATGATGGATCAACCGTTACTTTTCAGTGGCAGCGTTCAACAAACGGTGGTTCTACTTGGGCAAATATTTCTTCTCTTGCTGGACATAGTGGAGAAACAACTGGAACTCTTACCGTAGATGATGATTTTGCTTTTAATGGCAATCAATATCGTTGTGTTCTTAACAGTGCGACTGCAGTTGCAACAACAACGACAAACTCAGCAACACTAACAGTATTCAGAGTAGTTACTATTGGCACTCAACCAACTAACCAAACTCCAGTGGCTCCTGCTGCAGCCACATTCTTCGTAACCGCATCTACACTTGATGCTGCATCAATATCTTATCAGTGGGAAAAATCTAACGATGGTATCTCATACACATCAGTATCTGGAGCAACGTCTGCGTCTTATACAACAGGAGCAACAACATACGATGCTGATTTTGGACATTACTATAGATGCATTTGCTCAGCAACTGGAGCATCTCCAGTAACGTCAAGTGCAGCTCAACTGCTATTGACTCGAACAATTACAGTTACAACTCAACCTCAAAATGTAACTGGAGCAGTTGGTGGTACAGTACAGTTTAGCGTTGTAGCTACAACCTCCGACAGTGATCCTGGAGATATTACCTACCAGTGGCAGTTCTCAATTAATGGTGGAGCATCGTGGTCTAACGTAGTTGGAGGAAGTGGTGCAACAACAGCAACTTATACAACTCCAACATTAACTGCATCAAATGATGAGCAAAGATATCGTTGCGTTCTTTCATGTACTGGAGCTACTCCAGTCAACTCGGGAAGTGCAACATTACAAGTAGAAACAGTAACTCCAGTAGTTATTCAACAACCAACAAATAAAACTGCAAATGAAAATGCCACGGCAACATTTACATGTCTTGGTGATGTAACGATGGGTCAGATTGGAGCTAATGCAGCTTCATCCTCCTTTGACGTTGAAGATTTCACAACTCCTTCTGCAGGTAGTGGTAACTCCATAGATCCATACTCAGTATCTCTGCAGTCCCAGCACGAACCACCAGTAACATATCAGTGGCAGAAATCAGATGATGGCGGAAGCAACTGGGGAGATATCTCTGGAGCTACTTCAGCATCATATACAACAGGAACTCTTACATATGCCAGTGATAATGGAGATCGCTACAGATGTAAAATTGATGCTACTGGTGCAGCTGCGCCAGCATACACAAATAGTGTCACATTAACTGTACTAAGAACTTTCACAATTACTGCAAATCCAAATAATCAAACAGCAAATGAAAATAGTACTGTTACATTCTCAGTAACTGTTAGCGCAAGTAGTGGAGCTCCATCTTATCAGTGGCAAAGATCTGATGATGGTGGTGTTAACTACTCTAATATTTCTGGTGCGACCAACTCATCATATACGACTCCTCAGTTAGTATACACTCAAGATAATAATGATCGTTATCGTTGCGTTGTAACTCTCACTGGTTCTGCTGGATCACAAACATCAACATTTGCATTACTTACAGTTCTCAGAGTAATTACAATAACAACACAACCACAAAGCGTTGCTGTTATTGAAGGATTTACTGCAACCTTTACTGTAATTGCAACGATTACTAGTGATGTAATTTCATATCAGTGGCAAATCTCAAGTAACTCTGGAGCTAACTGGAGTAATATTAATGGTGCGAACTCTTCCAGTTATACAACTGCCCCAACTGTATATCCAACAACTCCAAACGTACAATATAGATGTGTGCTAACAAACCTTGCTGCAACTACTGTAACTTCTAGCGTTGCAACGTTGACTGTAAATGAATCTGAGTTTGTAAGTGCTCCAGCTACTGTGACTGTAACAACAGATCCAGATACGCTGAAAACATTCTCCAGAACTCCTACAATTACTACATCAGCATTTGTTTCTCAATATACTGGATCGACTCACTATTCAACTTTCTGGAGAATCAAAAGAGTTGGAGATAACACAATCATCTATGATACAGCAAGCATTTTTGCAGCAGGTGACACTGGAAATCTAACAACATTTACAGTCCCACCTGGAATTCTGTCATTTGATACTGTTTATAGTGTTCAAGTAAAATTCAGAGACCAAAATGGTCTTGAAAGTTCTTACACTTCTGCTCAAAACTTCACAACTCCATTCGTAGATCAACCAGTTATCCAAACAATTGTTCCCGCGTTTAATCCAACAATTAATGTAGACCCAGCACAAGTTAAAGCTGGATATGCACACACATCTAGTGATTGGCAGTTTTCACCAACAAACCAATTCCAAACAATCATTCACCAATCACTTGGTAACACCGCTAACAAGACCCAATACATTCTACCACAGGATGTATCTTTAGATCCAAACACAACTTATTATGTACGTATTAGGTTCAACGTAAATCAAGTTTAATCATGTCAAAGCCATCTTCCAGACAAAATCTTATCGACTACGCTCTGCGTCAGTTGGGAGCTCCAGTATTAGAAATTAACGTCGATGATGATCAGATCGATGATCTCGTAGATGACGCTATCCAATTTTATAATGAGCGTCACATGGATGGATACATCAAAACTTATTTGAAGTATCAATTTGATCAAGCAACAATTGACCTGATGAAAACTGATACGACTACTACAACGACTCAGGTTGGTGCAAGATCTACATCATTTAAAGAGCAAAATAATTTTATCACACTTCCATCTCACATTACAAGTGTGATCAAGATCTTTGATTTTACTTCAAAAAATACAACTAATCTTTTTGATGTTAGATATCAGTGGAGACTTAATGATCTTTGGGATCTTACTCAAACTGAGATTCTGACTTATGAAATGGTAAACAGAAGACTTGAAGATATCTATTTTTTACTCGAAGGGCAGAAGCAAGTAAGATTTAATATGAGAGGAAATCGCCTCTTCTTAGATATCGACGTTCAAGAAGATCTTGCGGCTGGAGACTACTTGGTATTCGAATGTTATCGAGCTATTGATCCAGCAGATTACAATAATGTATATAACGATATCTGGGTTAAGAGATATCTAACTGCTTTGATTCGTCGTCAGTGGGGAGCAAACCTGATTAAGTTCCAGGGCGCTCAACTTCCTGGTGGAATCACCATGAACGGTGAATTTATTTACAACGAAGGAAAAGAAGCAGTAGAAAAACTTGAGTCAGAAATGCTCACGATGTACGAAATGCCACCGCTGGATATGATCGGATGAGAAACGTATACTTCACTCACGGAACTCGCAACGAACAATTCCTTCAACAAAATCTTGTGGAGGAATATCTCAAGATGTTTGGGATGGATATTCTTTATATTCCAAGACAACTTGTTAGTAAGGATAGTGTTTTTAACGAAGAGATCATTTCTCAATTTGATGACTCATATATCATCGAAGCTTACTTAGAAAATGCCGAGGGATTCCAAGGTGGTGGAGACTTACTTACTAAATTTGGAATTAGACAATCCGATGAGATTACTCTTGTCATTTCCCAGCAAAGATTTGAGGATCTTATCTCACAGTTTTTACTAGCAGATCCAGAAGTTCTTTTAGGAACAAGACCACAGGAAGGTGATCTGGTTTACTTCCCACTAACTAATAATTATTTTGAAATCAAATTTGTAGAACACGAAGAACCATTCTATCAGATTGGAAAGAACTACATATTTAAACTCAAGTGTGAGCTCTTTGAATATCAAGATGAGAAAGGAGATATCTTTGAGGGAGACGAAGAACTTATTGATACTGGATATACTGTTAAGTACTACTACCTTAAAGATACTGGAACAACTGCAACTGCTAATCTTACTCGTAATAATGGATCGATTGAGCAAGTTCTGATTACTAATGGTGGATCTTCATATATGGAAGCACCAACAGTAACAATTGCTGGAGATGGAAATGGAGCTACTGCAAAAGCATATCTCGCAACAGTATCTCTGACTGGTGGAACTCCTATTCGAGCAGCAAAAATTAGAGCTACTGTAAAGGATGGAGAAATAAGAGCAGTTACTATCGTTGATGGTGGTTTAAGTTATGACGAGGATAGAACAATTCTCGTTGTCTCAGATCCCGATACTGGTGGACAAACTGCTTCTATGCTTCCAGTATTTACGAATGGAGTTTTAACATCTATCAAGTTACTTGATGGTGGATCAAACTACAAGTCAGTTCGTCTTATTGATGTAACAAATGCAGGTTCAGGATATACCACTGCCACTGTCTCATTCTCTGCTCCACCATCAGGAATCACTGGATCTTTTGTTGTGCCAGAAACTGTAACTGGTGGAACAACTGGTTCTCAAGCACAACTCGTTGAGTGGGATTCATCTGAGGGTTGGATTAAACTCAAGAATCCAACAAAATCATTTAGTCTCGGTGAAGCGATTATTGGAGATAATTCTGGAGCGATCATTTCACTCAACTCTTATAATAACATAGATAGTACAGATACTAAATATTATGAAAATGAATTCTATGAAGTCAGTGGTGATGACATTATAGATTTCACTGAATCGAATCCATTTGGAGTAGCTACTTGATATGTTGGGAACCTATACTTATAATAAGATAATCCGAAAGTGTGTTATTGCATTCGGAACTGTCTTCAATACTATTGAAGTAAGAAAAGAAAATCCAGATGGAACTACTTATAGTAGGATGAAAGTTCCTCTTGCATATGGACCTCGCCAAAAGTTTCTCGCAAGAATTACAGAACAAGCAGACTTAAATCAAAAGGTTGCTATTACTTTACCACGTCTTTCATTTGAGATGACTGGTATTTCTTATGATGCATCTAGAAAGTTAGCTCCAATCACAACTACATTTAAGTCTGTAGATAATAACGTAGTCAAGAAGCAATTTACTCCTGTCCCATACAATATTGACTTTGAGTTAAATATTATCTCAAAGACAAATGATGATGCGTTAGAAATTGTCGAGCAGATTTTACCATTCTTCCAACCATCTTATAACCTTACCATCAAACTTGTAGAAGAGATGGAAGAGTTTAGAGACGTTCCAATCACTCTGAATAGTATCTCATATTCAGATGATTATGAAGGATCATTTGATGATCGCAAACTCACACTTTTCACTTTAAATTTTACAGCTAAAGCATACGTCTTTGGTCCCGTTGGAACAACGTCGCCAATCAAAAAAGCAACTGTCGATTATCATACCAAGGTTGATTTAGCTGCAACTAGACAAGTATCCTATCAAGTTACTCCAAAGGCACTGGTTGATAGAGACAAGGATAACACAACAACTATTGTTAGTGCAATTACAACTAAGACTCTCACTATTGAGGTTGCGGACTTTACAAATATTCCAATTGGAGCATTTGTAGAAATTGGTAATGAAGTAATGAAGGTTAAATCAAAACCAGGTACGAATAAGATTGCCGTCGTTCGAGCTCAGAACGGTACTATAGCAGACGCACATGCTGCTGGAACACCTGTCGATGTAATTACTACGGCAGATGATGCTCTGGTTGAAGCTGGAGATGACTTTGGATTTAATGAATTGACTTCTTTCTATGGATAATTTTGAAGGTTTAGATCAAGCATTTGAGACTCTTGCCGAGATAGTTCCAGTTGAACAAGAAGAAAAACCTCAGGTAAAGAAAGAAAAACCTGATGGAGATGATGTTCAAAGCGACTATGAATATGCAAGATCCAATTTATACCTGCTGGTGGACAAAGGACAAGAAGCTATCAACGGCGCTCTTGATTTGGCTATGTCTTCTGATCACCCTAGAGCATACGAA